CGGGGATGCGCCAGCCGGCCCGGCCCTTCTCGTTCCACGCGGCGATCTGTCCGTCGCGGATGCGGCGGCGAACAGCGGCGGGGGAGAGGCGGAGCATCTCGGCGGCCTCGGCGAGGGTAAGGATCTCGGTCACGCGGCCTCCTCAGTGCGGGCTTCGGCGTCTGCCATGAGGCGGCTCGGGGTCTCGTAGCCGAGGGCGGCGCTGATGGTGGCGATCTCGCCTAGCGTGAAGTCGCTCTCACCTGAGAGTTTGCGCGCAAGCGTTGTGCGCGAAAGCCCAACCTTCTTTGCGAACGCCCGAACCGAGCCGCCGTCATTGCTGATTCGCAGTTTGAGCTCTGTTTGCAGCGCGTTCATTGTGTCCCTCCTTTCCGGGGTGGCCCATTTGTGGGCCGCATGTGAGTAACCATAGCGGCCCAGAAGTGGGCCAGTCAAGTCGAAACGCGAAAATTGCTGACGCAATGTCCCTACCAGGTGGCCCGTTTCTGGTCCATAATGGGGTACATGAGTGTCACAGCATTTGAGCCGCACGACTACGAGCAGGCCGTCGCAGCCGCCCTACGTGCCGAAATGGGCCGTCAGGGCATGTCGCAGCGCACGCTTTCAACTCGGTCGGGAGTTTCGCGGTCACGGCTGATGCGAATTCTTGCTGAGGAGGGGCAAACCGCGCCCATGACCGTCACGGTCCTAGAGGCGCTGTGTCGTGCACTAGGCGTATCGATGACGCGGATACTCACTGACGCTGAAAACATGCTCACAACCGGGCGGGCATAAAAACAGACCCCACCAGGCAGGCGTCCTGGTGGGGTCTCGCGCTTTTAGAACGCCCGTGCGCGCGGGCAATCCAGGGGGCCGACCCTGGTTCAATATGTGTGCGCGTGAGGCGAGCATATCACAGCGGCCCACTAGTGGGCCATATAAGACCGCCGCCCCTGGCATGACATTCCCGATCATGTGCAGAGGCGGCGGGGTTTGCGCATGTTAGGCCAGCGCAGGTGGCCGGGTCTCTCGCGTCGGGGCGCGGTTTACCCAAGAGAGAACCGCGCAACTCCCCGAAGGGGTCGCGCGATCGGTTACCTCAATTCTACCACTGGCCGCCCATATCTGCGTCCAAGCATGGCCGGTGATATGAGAAGTCCCCACACGGAACCTCGCGGAAGTGTGGGGACGCTGCCACGAGCTTACCTCGCACTGGGCGCATCTGTAGACATGAGAGCCACTCCCGCGCCGTGAGAGGCCCAGTCAACGGCGGGGGTGTGGGGTCTGCGCATTGGGGCCCGCGCATGGGCCGGGGCCGCACGGGGTGAACCGCGCTACTCCTAAGCGGTCAGGGGTCACCCCGCGTCGGGCCGGGGCCTGCAGTGCCTAACCTCGATATGGCCCCGGTCATTTGTGCGTGAAAACAGAGGCCCGACCGGGGATCTATTGCCCCTATCCTACCTCGGCGCGCCCACAACTGCGTCCCCACGCGGGGGCGGGCGCGTGGCGAGGTGTCAAGACAACCAGCCGCGAGCGCAGCGCAGCGCGACCCCGATTTTAGGCGTGTGTCACGTGACACGCACCCAACGTCATACAACGGCGTTTTAGACCCATTCAAGGCCAGGCAGAAAAAGCGATTTTTCGGCGGAAATTCAAGACCTTTCCCCGCCCTCGCACCGCAAACTCTAAAACACCCTGCGGGGGGTTCGATTCCCCCCATCTCCACAACGAAAACCGCGAGATTCTGCGGAAAACTGAGGGCGCGTTTTTAGCGTGACACACACCCGTGACACACACCCGAATAAAGAGGAGTACAATCAAGGTCATACAAACACCCCTCAAAATCAAGCAAGGGCGTGCAAGATGCCAACTGTCAAAGTAGCTCGCCACCGTGACGGCACCATCGTCTACCGCGTCAGATACCGCGCGGGCAGCCGTCATACCAACCCGGTCACCGAGACGTTCTACGATGCCGCGAGCGCGCAGCGCTTCGCTGACCTCGTCGACCGCGTCGGCGGGGCAGCCGCCCGTGAGATGCGCAGCCTCGACGATCTCGCAGCTGCGAACACCCCCACGGTCGCCGCGGCGTGCGAACACCACCTCGAAGCCCTGGCCGCGTCCGCTACCCCGGGCACGATCAGTAGGTACAGGCAGATCGTGCGGGACCGGATCGAGCCGCGCCTCGGCCTGGTCCCCGTGGACATGCTGACTCGGCACACGGTTACGAAGTGGGTTGCCGACATGAGGCGCACGCCCGTCGCTCGAGGGGCCACCGCCGGGCGGCCACCGTCGGCAAAGACCATCCGCAACGCGCAGGCCCTCCTATCCGCCGCCCTGCAACGCCTCGTCAACGAGGACGTGATCCCCCGCAACGTGGCTAAAGGCGTACCATTGCCCAAGGATGCGACCGTCCGCGAGATGCGGTTCCTAACGCCCGACGAGTTCGCCCGCCTTCGCGCGTGCATCCCCGCCGATTACCAGCCCTTCGTCGCGGCCATGTACGCCCTCGGGCTGCGCTTCGGCGAAGCAACCGCCCTCACGGTCGCCGACGTTGACCTCGACGTCGCCCAGCCCGTCGTGAGAGTGAGCAAAGCCTGGAAGATGGGAGACAACGGTGTCCCCTACCTGGGAGCCCCGAAAACCAAGCGCGCCCGTCGCACCGTCACAATCCCCGCGCCCCTGATCCCCGAGCTGCGCACCGCGCTCGCGGACAAGGCAGCGGACGAGCTGGTATTCACGGCGCGCCGGGGTGGTCCGATCACCTCGGGGCCATTCCATGCCCACATCTGGCAGCCGGCGTGCGACGCTGCTGGGTTGTCGCCTCGCCCGCGCGTGCATGATTTGAGGCACTCGCACGCTTCGGCGCTGATCGCCGCCGGCGTCCCCCTACCCGTCGTGCAGCGGCGCATGGGTCACGAGTCCATTCAGACAACCGTGGACGTGTATGGGCACCTCGCGCCCGATGCCTACGCTGGGGCCGCCGAGGCTATGAGTGTGGCCATGGGTGGTGTGAGCCCTCAAATCGGAATGTGACGCACATCTCCCTAACTCACCTTGTGCAATAGCTTGCGCGCGGGCTATAGTTGTGGCATCGGGAGGGAACAGCCCCCCGAACCTCAACGAAGGAGATACAGAAATGACCACCGCAACCTGGACCAAGGCAGAGCGTTTCGACGGCAGCAACGCCCTCATTGCAGCCGACCTCGACAACGGCGCCCGCGCCGTCATCTACGGCGACTACCAGGACGAGATCAAGATCAGCCTCCTGATCTTCGACTCCACCCTGCCGGGCGGCGCTGCCTCGACCGACAACACCCAGGAATGGCCGCTCGTCGAGCGTTACATCCCCCGCGCCGAGTGGCCCGCCGAAATCTGGGGCGGCTACCGTGGCCCCGCCGAGCGCACCCCCGCCCCCGAGGTTGCCGCCGCCGTCGCCCAGTACGTCGCCGAGACGAACGCCTGGTTGGCCGAGGACTGACCAACAATCCAAGGCCCCCGCGCCCACACCGGGACGCGGGGGCCAACCCATAGGAGGACAAATTGACCGAACCGCTGACCCCCGTCGCCCTGCGTTGCCGACGCAAGGCCCTCGGGCTTACACGCGCCGAACTCGGCGACCTCATCGAAGCCCCTGAGAGCGCGATCCGCTCATGGGAGATCGGGAAGGGCACGCCCCGCGATCCCCTGAGCGTCCACATGTTGCTCGGCAACCTCGAGGACGCCGCCCTCGACTGCGTCGACGAACTCACCGCCGCCGCTGACGATGAGACCGAGGACGTGCGCGTCATCCCCACCGCCCTCATCTCCTACGTCGACCAAGCTGCGTACGAACAGGGCTGCGAGTGGGCAGCCCGGCTCCCACTGTCCACGTACCAGGCGTGCGTGGGGAGGGCCTTCGCGTTCCTGGCCGACCAGGACATCCCCGTCGAAATCATTACCCGAACAAGCTAGGAGCCACAATGACACGCGAGTACTTGGGCGCCGCTGACTTCGCCGCCCGCGCCGGCCTGGCCGTCGCCACGATCCGCTCCTACATGCGCAAGGGGCTAACGCCGCCAGCTGACGTACAGATCAGCACTCCGAACGGGCCACTTCGTGGCTGGTCCGTGGACACAATCGACGCGTGGCTGGCCTCACGGCCAGGGCAGGGCGCTCGAACCGATCTGCGCAAGTAGCGCGCATCACATTCAATCCCGCTTGCACTATACACTGTGCGCAATGTATAGTTGTGGCATCGGGAGGGAACAGCCCCCCGAACCTCAACGAAGGAGACAACATCATGAAAACCGAAACCATCACCTACGTGACCGACGACAACAGCCCACTCACCCCGAGCGCTTCGCTCATCCTCACCTCGTTCGGCTGTGACGCCGAAGAAGCATGGGTGCGCAAGAACTTCGAGGGCCTGTGGGATGACGAGGAGGGGCGCGAATTCGGCGATGCCCTGATCGAAGGTCTCGGGGCCGCCGTTGGCGGCGAATACAGCGACGCACTTGAGGTTCTCGAATCGTGCATGACTGTTCACACCGTCGAGGTCTCGTACAGCGACGACGACCTGCCCGCCGACAAGATGCAGGCGCTACGCGACGAGTGCGCAGCCGTGAACCTCGATCCTAGCGAAGCTGAGGTCGGTGAGATCCTGTCGGTGCTCGCTGATATCGACGATGAGATCATGGAACGCCTCGGGCTCTGATAAAAGGAAAGCCCCCACCGGCCCGTTTCGGGGCTGGTGGGGGCTTCTTCGTGGGTTAGGGGTGGACGGTGGTCGGCGAGGAGGCCATGAGGCCGGTCGCGCCCTTCCCGAGCGCGGTTTGCGCCTGCCCAGCGTTGGTGATGATGTGCGCGATTGTGGGTTTCCCGGTCGCTGTGATCTGTTGCCAGGCGGAGGCGGGCGCGTTCCATTCGAGACCGAGGACGTCCCACCGACTTGTGTCGGCGGTTGCCAGCTCGTTCGGGTACATCATGCACATCGTGCGGTAGCCGCGCGCCTTGGCGCGGTCCACGGACCCGGCGTTAACGAAGTGCTTCCAGAGTACCCGCCGTTCGGGGTGGCCGTTGAACGCGTCATCGAGGAGCGTGTACAGGTCAAGCTCAGATTGCAGGTCAGAGCTATTCACGTCCTGCTTCGATGAGGTCACCTTGTGGTCGACGGCCAGGACCACGTCGTCGGGGATCTGCTCGAGTAGGTCAGTGAACCGCAGGAACGGCCCCGACGCCTGACGCAGGGTTTTCAGCGTGTCCCACGGCGTGGACCAGATCGGGAGCTTCGTGCCGGGGACGACGCGCTCGGTGGTCCAGTCATGAATCATGACGTACTCGCCAGACGCGCACCTGCGCAGGCTGACCTCGAGGGCCTTGAATCCGGCGCGCAGGGACGCGTCGAGGCCCGCTTGCGTGAATTCCGGGTACTCGGTGCCCCCGAGGCGGTGACTGATGTAGAAGGGGCGGCGGGTGAGGAATTCGGCGACCAGGTCACGCGCCGCGCCCGGCGTGCCTGTGACGCGGGGGCGCAGGGGGATGTCGCCGCCTTCGCGTCGGCGGCGGTACAGGCGGCCCGTCACGTCCCCGCCGTCACGGCGACGCACGCGCAGCACGCGGCCCACCGGGGCGTTTTCAACGGCGTCACGCATTGGGAATCACCACCTGCACGCCCGCGCCGTTCGAGGTCTGCGTATTCGGGTAGGTGACCGTGAGGTCGCCCGCCTGTGCGGTGCGGCGCGCAACGAGCACGGTTTGCAGGTTGCTGCCTTCCTGGGTGGCGAACTCGAGGCGATCCCAGCCCTGGTTGATGGTGACCTGGTCGGCGGTTTCCGGTGCCGTCGTGCGCTCAAACGCGAGGCCGATGGTAAGGCCGGTCGTCGCGGGAACCTCGGGGGCCGTGCAGGTGCCCGTCTCAGCGGGGTCGGCTTGGCGCTTCTTGACCTGGCCGACGACGGGCGTACCGCCGCCGCGTGTTGTGACGGCTGCCCAGGCGGCCTCGACGGGATGCGACGTGCGCACCGTGAGCTCGGGCGCCCAGGGGCCGACTGCGACGGTGAACCGCATCGTGCCGATCCAGTAAGGCTCAACGAGGGTCGCAAAACCTGTGGGGAAGGTGAAGGTCTGCCCGTTGACCGCCTTCGTGTTGACGGCGATCACCGTTCGGTCGCCCGCTTGGCCGTCGGTGCGGATCGTGATCGTGTCGCCGATATGCTGGCCCGAAGCGTGGCCGACCAGGGTCGGGCCAGCTGCGGGATTCGGGCGGGTCTCCCCGTGGTCATCGTGGCCAGGCGCGGGCGTCTGCTCGGTGAGGAGGTACACGGCCCCGTCGGGGAGGGCTTCGGCTTCCGCGCGGGTGTTAACGATCTTGATGTCAGCGAGCGTGAGGGGCTTGCCGTTTTCGTCGACGAGGAGCGTCCCGCCGGGCGTAGGCGCCGGGGTGTCGGGCGTGGGCGCGGGTGCGGTGAGGAGGTCCCCGAGGGTAAGCGTCTGCCCGTCGGTGAGGGTCACGTCGCGTTCAGCGAGGAGACCGGTCGGCGAGGCGACGGACACGACGTAACGGCCAGGCCTGAGTTCGGCGGTGATATGGCCGTCGTCGCCCGCGCTCATGACAGATCCGGGGACGATGAGGTCACCGTCAGGGGTGCGCGTCGGGTTCGGGTTGGGAGTGGCAGTGATTGTGACTGTAACAGGCTTGCCGGTAGGGTCTTTGACGTGCCCCTGGATGGTGGCGGTCATGGGTGGTCCTCACTGTGTAGCTGGGAGGGGTTGGTGGCCCGCCGCCCGCGCCGCGAGCCTCGGGGGTCGTCGCGGCGCGGGGGTGGGTTACTTGGTGTCGCGCGCTTCGAGCGCATCGAGGCGCTCGTAGATCGCTAGGTGTGTGTCGTGCGCGTGCGTGTCGATGATGCGCGTCGCCGCTTCACGAGCGGTGCGCTCGTCGTGTATTTCGGCGGCCAGGCGGGCGCCGCGCTCATCGATGCGGTCGATGCGCGCCTTCATGTCCGCGAGGCTGCCACCGTGGTTGTCGAGCGTGGACGCGACGCGGTCGACCGCTTCACTGACTGCAGTCACGGTGTCGCGCACAGCGTCGAGGTCGTCGCGGATATTCGTCGAGTGGTCGTTGCTGACCTGAGCGTCGGCGGACTGGGCGGCGACCTTCGCCTCCTCAGCGGCGCGGGTTGCCCGCTGAAGGTGCGACTCCATGCTCGTTTTCAGGCGAGCGAAGCCGACGGCGGCGGCGCCGCCCAGTCCGGCGATCATGACGGCGACCAGGCCGTTAATGGCCTCGACGACCTTGGGATCTGTGAAGATATGGCTCACTGGGCACGGTCACCGCCCGAGCCACGGGTCGCGTCACGGACGGCCAGGAAAGCGTTAAGGTTAGCGTACTTGCGCACTTCGTCCACGGTTTCGCCGCCTGGCGTAAGTGCTCCCGCCCAGTCGATGATCGAAATGCCGTTGATCTTGACGGCTGAAAGCACCTGGAAAACGCTCCAAGCGATACCCAGGAACACCGAGGCTTGGGCGAGGAAAAGCTGCCATGTCGCCGGGTAGCTGCCCGAGACCCAGACGGCAAGGGAGACGACGACGGCGACGCCAGCGAGCAGCACCTTACGGCGGCGCGGCGTCCAGTACGGGCGGTCGAGCGCTGCCTGGACGATGGGCCAGATGAGGCCGACGACGACCGTCACCAGGAACGGGTCGGCCTGCAGGCCGAGGAGGAGATTGTTCACGTCAGTTTCCCTTCTCCGCGCCCGCGAGCGCGGTGTTAATCGCGGCGTTGGTCGCCGGGCCGTAGATTTCGTCGTCGTCCACGCCGACGGCGCGCTGAAGGTTGCCGACGACGCGGTCGTGCGCCTCGTCGGACGCGTCGCCCCAGATGCCGTCCGCCTCGGTGCCGATGACGGACTGCACGTATTCGACCCCGAAGGGGAACTGTCGCCCGCCCCAGCTTGAGGCGGCGACGACGGCGTAAATGCGCTTGGTGGTGTCGGGGCCGATGATGTTGTCGGTGGTTGCGCCGACGGCGGCCTGTAGGGCAGTTACGTCGGTGTAGCCCGCCGCGGTGGTTGCGTCGCCGTAGTGCGGGCGGATGATGGCACAGACCGAGTCCCAGCCTCGGGTGCGGCGCCAGACGCCGCCGCCGTTCGACTGCGAGCCCGCCGCGCCAGACGAGGTGTTTCCTTCGATGGTCTGAATCCAACCGCCGTAATTGGCCTCGACGATGCCGACGTGGTCGGCGATGCCGTCGTCGTCCCAGTCGAAACAGACCAGGTCGCCGGGCGCGGCCTGGGTCATGGGGGAGACGAGTCGGCCTTCGCGGGCGGCTGCGTTGATGCCGTAGGGGACGTACGCGAAGTCGCCGCCGGGGATGACGGATGCGCCGTCATCGTCGGTCAGGCACCAGGACGCGAACATGGCGCAGAACGGCACGCCGGACGTGCCGAAGTACGCGCCGTGCTTGTCCGCGTACCAGCGCCCGTAACGGGAGCCTTCCTCGGGGTCGTCCCAGCGGGTGTAGCCGATCTGGCTTGCGGCCCATGCGAGGGCCTTGCTTGCGGTCATGGTCATCGGGAGACCTCCTCGTAAGGGATGAAGATAGGCGCGACGATATCGGCCGGCGTGACCGTCGCGGGCGTCATCGAGGCCATAAGCTGCTCGATGTTCGGTTCCATTGGTTTCTCCTCCAGTGGGTATGGGAAAGCCCCCGGACGGGCGTGTCCGAGGGCGTGAAAAATCAGGTGGTTGTCAGTAGCCGGTGGCGTGGAATGTGAAGGCCACGGCGGTTGCGGCGTCGCGGTCGGGGAAGGTGAGGCGGAAGCCGGTCGGGCCGAGGGTGTCGATTGCCCAGCGGGTCGGGATGTGCGCGTTCACGTCCGCGTTCACTTGCCCGTACGCGAAGGTGATCCCGACGTGGACGCAGTCGTCAGGGAAACTAACCGGGAAGTTGATAAACGGGGTCACGCAACGCTTCGCCCCGGCGACACCCTCGTACTGCGCGAAGCCCGTCCACCGCCCGTGCTGTTCGACGCGCGGGGTCTGCGCGGGAACCGACCCTTTGCCGCCCACGACCCAGTTGCCCGCGGCGGCCCCGTACGTGATGACGGGAGTCAGGCGCGTGAGTTCCCACTGGCCGCGCTGGTTTTTCCTGCCCTCGCACTTGTGGACATGGTTCGACATGTCAAAGTAGATCGGGCGGGCGGCGGTCGGCGGCTGCCCCGCACGTGCGGCGGCGTTGCAGACGTTCACCGCCTCGTCGTAGGTGTCCACATGAATGATGTGGCTAATCGACCCGGCGGTTTTCGGCCAGGTGGCGAGGATGTCCTCGCCCGCCTCGGGCGTGCGGACGCGGTTCCACTGTTCGATGGTCACGGGTTCCCCTTACTGTCGTAGGTAGGTGGCTGTGAATCTGTAGTCCTTGAGCGTGGCGTATGCCTTCTGGTTTGACTGGAGGGCAATGCCGATACGCTCGCCCTCCCCGCACCGGATCATGCCCGACGTTCGGATCGTCATGTACTGGCCGGGCCCGGCGGACCCGTACGCGTACACAGACCCGAACGCGGATGTCGGGGAGTAGACGGCCCCGCGCGCGGCGTTCGTGACCGCGAGCAGAACCGTGCCGTCCCACCCGTATGACTTCACCGCCGCCCAGGCCTCGACCTGATACACGCCGGCCTTGGGGACCGTGACGGTCTGCCCGCCGTCTGAGGACTTCCAGGTGCCGCCGGTTTCGACGATCTTCCGACCGTTCGTTAGCAGCTGGAGGCGATTCCACACGTCGTTGTTAAAGACCGTTGACGAAACTTCACCAGATGCCCAGCACAAGGCCGGCTTATCCGCGAGCGCGGCCCACGGGACCTCCGTGATGAGCGTGCGCCGACCGTTGATGGTCTGCCAGTACGCGAGACCGGTCGGGGTGAGCGCCGCGTCGTTGCCTTTCCCGTCTGCAAGCTGAATCTGCACGTTCTGGCTGGTGCGGGTCATGCTGATTCGGCTCGGCGCGGGGTCCGCGTATGACTCTTCCCATCGTGTGAGGGTGAGTCGGATCGGCCATTGGCGGCCAGATGGTGGCACGGTGGGCGGCCACGTGGCGGTGACCATGATCTGGCGGTCATCGGTGGCCTCGAGGTCGCCGACGTTCAGCGTCAGGGTACGGGTGGTGGCCTCGCTGGTGGAGGTGGCGCTGACGGCTGGGCCGCCGCCGATCAGGTAGGTTGCGGTGACGGTCGCGCCGGCGGGGGCCTGCAGGGTGAGGGTCACGCGCAGGTCGCGCACGGTCTTACCTGTGGTGGGTGTCGAGGTGGTTTCGACGTGCTCGGGCCCCCATGCGGGCTTGGCGATCTCGAACACTGGGTGTGAGCCCTGCCAGCGGGCGGTGGTCTCAGGGTTCTGACCGTTCGGGGCCCCTTGGGTGAAGTTGGCGCGCCAGAACATGAGGTTGTCGCCGCGGCCTGTGCGGGCGGTGCCGACGCCTCCGAGCACGAACTCCGAGCCGCGCAGTTGCGCGCCGCTGATCCACTTGCCGGTGATCCTGTCGGCGATCAGCTCACCTGGGATGATGGCGTTTTCGGCGCGGATCTTGTCGACGACAGTGAGGGTGTCGAACGCCGCGAGCTTGCTATATAGTGCCTCGGATGCGACGATTTCGCGGGCGGTGACCGTGCCCGCCTTGATACGGGAGCCGTCAATAGGCCCCGTGTTGGCTTCGGCGATCTTCCGGGTGAGGTCGTCGCGCGTTTCCTCAATGGCGGCCTGCGCGCCCTGCAGTGCGGCGCTCGCCTGGTTCGCGGCGTCGCGTGCGGCCTTCGCAGCCTCTCCCACGGGCACCATCACGACGCCAGTAGGGGCGGTGACGGTCGGCGCGTGGGCGAGGGTCGCCGCGCCGGTCGTGTCGCGGTCCAGGCGGACGGGCGCGCCCTGCCAGGTGATGCCAGCGGTCGAGGGCACGACAACGCTGGTGCCGGGCGGGGCGCCGTGGGGGGTGACCTCGACGAGGCCGGCGCCCTGATCGACAATGCCCGTCACAGTGCCCTGCACAGGCCCCGTGTGAGATGCGGGGCCGCGCTGTGGGGTGAGGTCGAGCCAATCGGACAGGCTATCGGGCGTTGACAATTCCGTAAACCTCCAGATCAACGCGCATTTGCGCGTCAGAATCGGCCAGATCTATCGAGTAGCCGGTGACGGTGCCGGTCACGACCTCCTCGCCCGTCTCAATGCTGATCGTGTCCCACAGTTCAATGCGCGGGTCTGACGCGAGGGCAAGGCTGCGCGTCCCGCGCGCGGCGAGGGCCTTCGCCCTGTAGGTTTCGGCGGCTTGCTGGACGGTTCCCTCGAGGTCGGTCATCTGCATTTCGTTGCGCTCGGTCACGACGCCGTAGACGGCGGGCTGGTATGGCGCGTCGTACAGTGTCGCGACACCGTTGTAGTGGGGCGCGTCGCCGCCGCCTTCGGGTGTTTCGCCGGTCGTACCGACAAACCACCTGTTCGGGCGGCGCTCCGCGCTCTTGCGTGCGGCCTCGATGAGGAGGTCGCGCCCCGTGTAGGTCTCAGACGCGACCCCCGTCGCGGGCTTCCACACGTGCAGGCATCCGTCGGGGCGGACGGTCCAGGCGAGCCCGTAGGCGTCCGCGAGCTTCCCCATGGCCTCCGTGCGTGACGTGCCCCACTCGAAAGTGCGCGGGATAGCCTGGTCGCCGTCGTCCACGATCACCTGCAGGCCCCCCTCGTCCGGCGCGCCTGCGAGGCGCTGAAACTCAGACGAGACGGTCGCGCCCCCGGGCGGGGACGACGGCCAATCCATCGGGTTTTTCTCACACCGCTGTAGCAAGTCGTACGCGGTGACAGATACGCCGCCGGCGCTCGTTTCTTCCCACGCTTCGATCTGGTAGATGCCGACGGTGACGCGGGTCGTCACGCCCCCGGTGGTGATCGTCTGCGTGACCTGCAAGCGCTGCCCGAAGTTGTTCAGCGGGTCGCCGGGGTCACGGGGAACCCACCCGTGCGGGGCCTCGATGGTGAGGCGCTCGCGGGGCGTGCGATCCGTCGACGCTTCGAGCTGCGCGCTGACAACGGGAATGTCCTCAGCGAGGACACGCCCCGCAAGGACAGACGCGACGTGTACGTCAATCGTGGTGGGGGCCGCGAGCGCAGCCGCGTTCGGCCCGCCCCTCATGGCATCCCCGCAAACTCACGAAGCAACTCCACATAGGAGCGACCTCGCCACTTCGAGCGCGCGTCCCACGCGCCCCACGTGACGACCGGGACGTTCCCGAGGAGGCCCACCGCCTCGTCCAGGTCGATCTGCTTGTAATCGAGCGTCCACTGTCGGCGGACCCTGTCGCGGCGGCCCGTCCGCTGACTGGTCGCGTGCATGATGGCCAGGACGCGAACGGCGGGGATGTCGCAGTCGGCGAGGTCGCACGCGTCGTGCGAGTGAACCGCGATCACGGGCTGACGGGCTTCGAGGATGCGTTCAAGGCGCGCGCTGTCCTCAGCGTAGGCCAGGAGCTCAAGCCTGCCCGTGTAGGCGGCGGCGACGCCTGCCCAGCGGATGACGGGGGTGCGGCGGGCGTTGATGTCCGTCGCGGTCGCGCGGGTCTCATATTCGCGGGCGTCGTCCCCGATGTAGGAGACAACGGCCCGCTGACGCGAGTCAAGGCTCGTGACGGCGTAGCCTTCGCCCCGGCGAGTGAGCGTGAACTTCCTGCTCCCCACCGTGTAGGTCGTCGCCACGCCGGGCGGCGCGAACGGGTCACAGAACGCCGACGCTGCGTTGGCCGTGTCGGCGGGGTTGATGAGTCGCTCCCCGTCATACACGGCGGCGCCCACGTCGGGGCCGTCCAGGTAGAAACAGGGCAAGCCAGTTTCCTTGTGTATCCATGCCTTGACGGCCATTACTGCACACTCCTCACGACCTTGACGGCCTCGGTTCGCGCGAACGCGCGGGTCTGCTCACCCGTCCAGGGGTTTGTCACGAGCGCGGTCACGTGGATGTTCGCCGTCCCGGCGCCCGAGGCGTTGCCTCCCACGCCGCCGGTCGCGTACGGCGTCGCATTGCCGGGGATATAGGTGCCTCCGAAGATGTTGGCGATCTCCCCAAGAATGGCCTCGCTGCGCTTACGCTTGGACTTGGCGAGCGGGATGTAGCCTTCACCGCCGGTTTCGGGTTCTGCCCAGACGCGCCAGGCGCCCGCCGGGGCGATCTGCGCGACGTGACGCTCCCTGTGGAAACCGCCGCCCGCGTAGAAGGACAGGACCGAACCGTCGGCCTGCGCGGACGGGCCGCCGCTCTGCGAGTACTGTCCGACGATGTTCACGTACCAGGTTTGCCCATTCCAGGCCGCTTTAATGCCTTCCATCTTGCCGCTGACATAGTCATTAGCGTTGATGTTCACGTAAGGGCTGTACCCGTCGATTGCGGCCTTGATGGCGTCGAGCTTCGCGTTCGCCTGATCGTTGTTGCCGTCGATGGTGACCGTGCCGGTCGCCGCGTCAACCTGGCCGACCGACGCGACCAACTGCGCGATAGCCGGGTCGCTGTTCGCGTCAATCGTGATCGTTCCGTCCTGATTCTTCGCATAGCCGAGCGTTTCCAGAATGGTCGTGATCGCTGAATCGTTGGTTGCGTTGATCGTGATCGTGCCGCCGTGCTGCGCCTGCACGTACGCGACAAACGCGTCCACAGACGCGTTCGCCGCTGCTGTTTCAGCGGTCACATGGCTTTCGATGTTCGTCGGAATCAGGTTCAGTTGATCGGCGAGGTTGGCGGCGTCGTCGGCGGACAAGCCCATGGCCTGTGCAACCGCAATAAAGTTGTCGCGCGTCGTGGTCATAGCCGCCTGCATGTCCTCCATGGTGGCGCCGTTCTTTTCCATGGATTCGACCAGTTCCCAGCCTGATTTGGCGAGGTCGTCGAGCGCGGCCTGGTTCGCGCGGCCCGCCGCCGTCGTAATATCCAAGGTCTGCCCGTTCTTGGCGACTGCCTGGTTCGCCGCGTCAATCGCGTCGTACAGATTTCGCCAGGAACCGCGCTCGCCGAGGATGATGTCCTGCAGGGTCTTTTGGGCATCGATCAGGTCATGGGTGGCCTTGGCTTGGTCCTCCATTGCCTGCACGGCACGGTTCGCAGCCCCGGCGAGCTGGTCCTGCGCCGACGCGTTAGCCACGCCCGCACGGGCAGCCTGGTCGTTCATCTCGGCGGCCTTGCCCATGGCGGCCTGGGTCTCGTCCAGGGCTTGAGTGGCATCATGCACAGCGTCGGCGGTTTCCTTGCCCCATGAACTTAGGCCGTTACCCCTGTAGTTCGTCTTGCGAACGTTGTCCAGGAGGGCGCGAACGCGGGCGTTCGCTTCTTCGGACCCCATGGCAGCATCGACGTAGTCGTTAATGTCGCCGCCGAGCTTCTCGAACGCCGAGGCGCCTGACATGTGGCCGCCCCAAAACGTTTTAGTTTCTTCGTTCAGGCGTTTCAGGGCTGCGCCGCGTGTCGCTTCGGTTGCCGCGTTTGACACTGATTCAAGCGTGCTGGCGAACTCCTGCGCCATGGCGTTCGCGCGGGCTTGCTTCGCCTGGTAGTCGGCCAGCGCGCTTGTCAGTGCTCCGATTGCGACCGTGGCGGCGAGGCCCCAGGGGCCGCCGAAAGCGCCCAGGAGCGCTGATCCTGCGCCTTTGGCGGCGTTTCCGATGCCAGACAGGGCCGGGGTGGCGGCCTGCGCAAGCGCGCCGATGTTCGATACGCCGTTGGCGCGGGCGGTGACCCAGGCGTTGCCGAATCCTCCGATAGCGGCGCGGGTTTCGGCGAGACCACCGCTCATTGCTGTGAAGCCGCTGCCAATGCGGGTGATGAACGGGATCGAGCCGTTCAGGGACGACAGGGCCGTGCGCACGTCGGTGATCGTCGTAAAGATCTTCATACCGGCGCCCGCTGTGAGCGTCGCGGCGGCTGTGAAGGCCGCGAGGCCGAGCGCGCCCTGCTGCACGGGAGCGGGTAGGGCGCTGAACGCGTTGACGGCCTGCTCAGCGAACTGCACGATGCTGCGCAGGAAGTCGTTAGCGCCCGACCCGCTCTTGATAAACAGGGTCTCGAACGAACCGCCCAGTTTCTCGAGGTCGCCGTTCAGGTTATCCATGCGTGCCTCGGCGGTTTCTGCGGCGTATCCGGCGTCGTTGACTTTGTCGATCCAGTCCTGGATGCCCTGGGCGCCCTGCTCGTACAGGATCGACGCCGACCGGATAGCATCGTCGCCGAACATCGTTTTGAGGGCGGCCTGGCGGTCCTCAGCGGTGAGCTTGGATAGGCTGTCGTGGAGCTGGCCCGCGTAGTTGGCGAGACCGACGAACTGGCCCTGCGCGTCATACGCGCTGATTCCTAGTTCTTCCATGACCTTCGCTGCCTGCTTCGACTGCGGGGTCATGCGTAGGAGCATCGTCTTAAACGAGGTACCAGCGTCCGAGCCGATGTTGCCGGCGGCGGCGAACGCGGCGAGCGCGCCCGTGGTTTCCTCGATGCTGAGCCCGGTTTGCGAGGCGACGATGCCCGACTGCTTCAAGGCCGCGCCCAGGTCGGACACGTCGCCCATAGCCTTGCCCGCGCCGGCGGCGAGGAGGTCAGCGACGTGACCGACATCCGACCCACTGAGCTTGAACTGCGTCAAGGCCACGGACGCGATACCAGCGGCGTCAGCGACACCCATACCACCGGCGGCGGCCAGGTCGAGCGACCCCTTCAAACCGCCGTTCAGGATGTCAGCGGTCGAAACGCCCGCCTTGGCGAGCTCCTCGATAGCCCCGGCGGCTTCGGACGCGCTGAACGCGGTGTCGGCGCCCGCCTGAATCGCAGCTTCGCGCAACTGGTCCATGTTTTCAGCGGACTCGTGCGTGGCGGCCTGAACGTTGCTCATGACCTGGTCAAAGTCCGCGAAACTCTTGACGACGTAGCCGGCGGCGGCTGCAGCGGCGACACCGTACCCAACCATGGCCGTTGACGCGGTGTCCCAGGCGGCGCGCTGCAGCTGGGCGGACTGGGCAAGGCGGCCCATGGTGGTCTCGGCTGTCTTGCCGCTGGGGTCGCCCTTCGCGGCGAGCTGGTCGAGGCTCGTCGCCGCGCTCTTGATCTGGCGGTTGAAGTCAGCGACGTTCGCGCGCAGGGTGACCTTGATTGACCGTTCAGTCATGGGCGTGTGCCTTTCCGCGCGCGATCCGCGCCGCTATGTGACGGGCGCCCCGCCCGGCGGTTAGTCCTCGGTGCCGGTGAACACCACCGTCGGGACCATGCCGGGCGCGGGCCCGTTCTTGTGTTTCTTGCGCCACAAATCGAGGGCCATTTGAGCGTTGTCCTGTCGCTCTTCCACCTCGAAATAGCCCTCGTAGTCGCCCTCGGTCAGGCGCTTGGGGTAGCCGTAGGAACCGACGCGCGTGTCCTCGTACATGTCGAGCGCGCCCGCGAGGGTGCTGTCAAGCTCGCCCCACGTGTCGCCGGGGACGCCCAGGAACTCGGTCGGGCGGCGGCCCCACTTTTTCGCGCTTCGGAGCGCCCGGACCAGCCACGCTCCCGTGGGCCGGTCCAGGCACTCCGTCACGAAGGGACCGAGATCGTCGGCTTCATCGTGTTAACGGTGGCGACCGCCTGGACGAGGGCCACGACCTGCGGTTCGATGCGATCGCGTAGCGTTGCGAGCATGTCCACGGTGAGGCCTTCGGGCGCGGTGATCTGTGCGGCGAGCTGCTCGAGGGTGGCCTGGTCGGCGTCGATGCCGCGCTCTTCGCAGTCCTTGCGGAACCGCTGGACCCAGTCGGCGGATCGGCCCTGCACGGTGATGTCGAGGGCCGACGCCTTGATTTGGGCGGCGACTTCGCGCATCTGCTCTTTGAGTGCGCGCATGTCGTCGACGTTGGCGGCGCGCTTCGCTTCGTCGTAGCGGGTTTCCAGGGCGGACAGGTCCGCGAACAGGTCGCCGCGCGCGTACAGGGTGACCGTGCGCTGGACCGGGGTGACTCCGGCGATCCAGGCGGCCAGGTCGAACGTCTCGGGCGTGACGGTCTCGGTGGGGTTGGTGTGTGTGAGGTTGAGGTCGCTCATCGTGAGCTCTTCGTCGTTGGCTGCCATGCCATGCTCCTAGTGTGTGTAGCTGTGGGTGTGGGCTGCCGTTGGTGGGGTGCCCGCCCGGCAGGCCTGGCAGCCCATTACGGAACCTGCCGGGCGGGAGATAGTGGGGTCAGGCGGGAAGCGTGCCGAGAACCTTCACGTCCTCGGCGGCGTCCATGATGTTCAGCTTCGCGGTTCGCTTGATGTAGCCAGCGAAGCGGTCGGACGGCTTGGTCGGCGTGCCGAGGACGACCTCGTACACGCTGACGATGTCGTCGGCGGCGATTTCCTTGGACTCGTCCGGGCCTTCACGCTCGACGAGCCAGATGGTCGTGCCCTTCTTCTTGATGAGATCCCAGACGAAGTCGTCGGCGGCGACAGGCTTGCCAGCCTCGTCGAGGTACCGAAGCACGGTGATGTTGCCGGCGTAAGTCGTCGGGCCGGGGGCCTTGCCCTCGCCCTTCTTACACATCTCCTGCTCGGCGATTTCCGTGTCCGACTCAGCGCCGAGCGCGTAGTCGTTCTTCAGGATTCGGCAAGAAATCTTCTTGCCGGCCTTGATTTCGCTGACGGCGGGGGCTGCAATGTTCGACGGCTTCGTGGTGAGCGCCCACAGGGCAATTCGGCCATCTGCCAGGGTCTTTGCTCCGGGCATTACTTGTCTCCTTCGGTGAGGGTGTCGGTGGTGTCGTCCCCACTGTCGGGGGCGTCGGTGGGTTCCTCCTGGCCGCAACACAGCGGTTCGCGGGCCTCGGGAGGCGGGGTGAGAGTCCAATCCTCACCCCAGATCGGGTGCCCGATCCAGTGCTCGGGGATGTCCTGGAACACCCGGGTTCTGGTGTTGTATGCGGTGACCATTAGGCCTCCTTCGTTTCGGGGGTGGCTTGCGCGCGGAACGTCACGGTGCAGTAGCGGGGCGCCCTGTTCGCGGGCGCTCCCACGGTCGAGTTGTCCGAGCGCACGTCCGTCACGCCCACGTGCTTGAGCGGGAAGCAACGCCAGTCGGGCACCGTTGGGACCTCACCGGACAGGACGGCGGTCACCTGATCTGCGAGGTCCAGAACGTTCGCGGTAGTGGGTGCGACGACCTGCACATGCAGGCGAACGTCAACATCACCGCCGCACCCGGCCATGGCTTCGGACTTGGCCAGGGTAGGCGGGCCCCACACGAACACGAACGGCGGGCCGGGGTTGCCGGGCGGGTCACCGATGAACGCTTTGACAGACGCCCCCGACGACGTGAGGGCGGAGAGGCGAAAGCGCATCTGATTCATGATGCTGAGTGTTAGCCCCATAAGTCCTCCACAATTTGCGCGATCGCCTTTTGAAAGGCTTCGGCTTCCTCATTCAGGGGTTCGATGGGGTCGCGGGTGTGGCCGCCGCCCCTCGAGGTACCGAAGTACGCAATATTCGCCAGGGCACCCGACGGTTTGTCGGGGCCGATCTCCGCTTCAATGGTGTGGTCCCCATCGATGAGGTCATACGAGATGGACCGTGCGACGGCGCGGATACCAGCGTTTCCCGACTGCTCGAGGTCTGCCTGCATGGCGCGTTTGATGTTTAGCGCGCCCTTGCTGACGGCGGGCCGTAGCCAGCGGGACAGTTCGCCGGGGAGGCGGGTTGCGTCGGCTGCGATCTGCCTAACCTCGGTCGTGTCAATCTCAATGCCACTCACAGGAGATCGTCCCCGTTCGTCTCCACGTCCACCTGGAAACGGCGCGAGGTAACGTGTGTCTTGTCGAACAGGCCCGTGACGCGAAAGACGCTCAGGTAGCCTTCGACGCGGATCAGGTCACCGACGCGCACAACGTCCACATGGTGCGGTAGGTGAATCGAGTACCGCTGAATGGTGACGAGTGCGCCGGCTGCGTTCGCCGCTGTCTCGTGCGCCTCGTACGTCTGAACTTTGCACGGCCCAGCCCATACAGGGGTTTCGTCGATCTCGTCGAGGCCGTCGCCGCCCGTGGTGACGGTCGGCCTGGTGACGGTCGCCCGGTCGACCATGAGTGCTTCGGCGGCGCGGCGGCCCGCGAGAACAGCGGTGCGCGCGCTCATGCCCAGCCCCCCGTCGCCGCCGTGTCGGCGTCGCGGCCCCCAAGCCAGGGCACCGGGGTCAGCACCGGCATGTACGCGCCCGACGTGGACCCATCCTGAGACAGGCGCGCCCATTCGTCGGCGGTGAGGGTCAGCTCCACAGCCGACGCGGCGGCGTCAAGCGTGTAGCTGTAATCGTCAATGCGCTCGTTGCGTTTCCCGTCGGGGTTGCGTGCTCGGCGTGCGACGACCTCACTGATGACATCGGCGAGAATCTGACGGTCAAGCGCGGCCAGGTCGCCGAGGCGCGCCGCAATGATGCGCTCCGTCTTGCCGATCCAGTTCAGAACTTGGCGCTGCTCATCCTGGTCTGTGATAGGGCGGCCCAGGGTGGTCGCCACATCAATAACGGTCGCGTAGGCCACGCGGGGGCCGCCTTTCACTCGTCGTTGGTGGGGGTGGCAAGCCCGTCGGGGCCACGCCGCACATACCCGAGGCGCTCCCAGAAGGGGAGTTGACTCGCGGGCACGGCGACGTGGTCACCCGACAGGCTCGTCAAGTGAGCGACCTGTTCGTTCACTTGCGCATGATCTTGACGAACGCTTCCTTGTCAGCGAGCGCGAAACCGTACTCGGCCTCGGCGCGGATCGCAACGAGGTTCTGCTCGTACAGAGAGACAAGCTGGCCACCAATGGTGACCGTGGCCTCAGTGGACACGTCCATCGTGATACCACCAACGGTGCCCCACGCGGCCTTTGTCCAGTCGCCAAGGAAACCGACGGTCTTGTCCATACCGACGTTCTCGTGCAGATAGGAGGGACGGCCCAGGATAGAACCCGAGCGCAGGGCAGGGATCAGGCCGTCATACGAGGCCTCGGCGAACAGCGGGCGGCCCGACGCATCCTTGGTGGTGAGGAGGTCCACCTCGAAGCCGGTGTCGAACGCGAAGCCGTTAACCTTCTTCTTCGGCGTGCCCTGCAGGTTCAGGCTCATGGCCTTGACGATGTCGTCGTACACGTTCGCGCCAGCAGTGGCGCCCAGCGTGACGGACTTGGTGGTAGCCCACAGGGAGGTGCCGAACGGGCCGGTGCCGGTGCCGTCGCCGCCCTTGTCGAAGAAAACGGCCAGGTCGAACGCGCGAGCGAACGCCTCGGCGAGCAGGCCGGCGAGGGTCTCAGAGTAGCCGCCGGGGTTCGCGCGAATAACCTCCTGCGAAGCCACGGCGATCGCCGTCAACTTCTTCGGCTGCATGGTCACGAGACCGAGGGAGGCCTCGGTGGTGTGCTTCTTCGCGCCTTCCGGCGTCCAGTTGGCGGTGGGCTTGCCGGTCACGATAGGGAAGGCCTGGCCGGACGCGCCGAGCGGGACCTTCCGCATGAGGGACATTGCGGCGCTGCCCTTGGCGGCCTCATCGAAAATGGGGCCGGCGAGTTCCGGCTTAATGAAACCGTTAAAATCGGCGAGCTTCTTCGGGTTGGTGATAGCCATTGTGGTGCTCCCTTCGAGCGGTGAGTTGTGGGGTGAGGGTGGGCTGCTCAGGGTGTCAGCGCCCGCCGACGGCCTCGACCAGCATTGCCGTTAGCGCGTCCGTGGTGGTCGCCGGTTCGGGCGTGCCGCCCTGCGACGGGTCGGGGCGCATGGCCAGCGGTGCGGGCTGCGCGTCAGAGGCCGGGGCGGGTGCGGGAATCGCGGCGAGGAGCTTTTCAGCGGACGCCGTGAGCTCCTCGGTGTTGCTGCCCTGCAGGAAGTCCGCGAGCGCGTCAGGGACGTGCATCGTGTGAATGACCTCGGCGCGGGCGAGCTTCGCCTGCAGTTCCGCTACCGTGGCGGCGGCCTGGTCGGCGGCGACGCTACCGGCGGTCTTGGTCTCGTCGAGGCTCACGGACAGGGCCGCTACCTGTGCTTCGAGGTCCTTGACGCGCGCGTCGGCTGCCTTGCGGGCATCACGTTCGGCGCGCAGGGCCTTAACGCCGCCCTCGTTGAGGGTTTCCTCAGCGGAGGCCTCGGGCGCGCTGGTGTCCGGCGTCTGGTCGGGCGTGGGTTCGGTGTGCATGGGGTTGTGTTCCTTTCTCGAATCACTCGAGGGGGCCGCCCGCGCCGTCGCGGCGCGAGTCGGTGGCTTAGCGGGAGGCACGCAGGAGCGCACGCATCCGGGTCAGTTCGCCGCCTGTCGCGGTGGCCGCGTAGTAGCGGGCCTCGACTTCGGCGGCGATCTTCGGGGTGAGGGGGTAGTCAGCGCCGCCGATGCGGGCGCCGCCGTGGCGCTCCTGAGCGGCGGGCGTCCAGGGGTTAAGGCCGTTTTGCACGTCCTGCCAGTCACGGGTGGCTATCGCGACGCGCTTTTCGGCGGCGGTCATGCGTCGGCCCTCATAGGTGGCCTCGTACTGGCCGCGCAGTGCGCCGCCGCTGACCTGGCCGCGCCCGGTGATGTATCCCTGGGCGCGCAGGGCCTCGACGGCCTGCTCGCGGTTGGGGTTCAGTCGGTAGATCGTTTCCGGGGTCATGCGCTTCTGCCCCTTGCGTAGGATCTGGCCTGCCCACCCGTGCTTGCTGGTGCCCTCCGAGGTGAAAGCGCCTCGGTACTTCATGCCTCGGCGGGCGTTCACTACCTGATACATGTCAGCGCCGTCGCGGATCGCGCGGGCGCCCGCGTTCGTGAACACGCGGTTCTGCTCGGCTTCACTCATGCGGGTGAAAGCCTCGTACGGGTCGTCGATGAGACCCTCAGCGAAGGCTTCGGCCTGGTCCGTGACCATGGTCGGAATATGCTTGCAATCGCACCGGGGATGCCGCAAAAACCCTTGATTCCAGCGGTAAAACCGGCCCGCGAGGACAACGCACCGCGAGCACGACGGCGGTTCGAGCATCCGCACGTAGCCGACGCGGGGCCTGGCGGCGATCTGCGCGCCCGCCGCGCCCCGGCCCGCGTCCGCGATCTCCGTTAGGACCATCATCGAAAGCTGACGGCCCCCCGCCGCGAGCGCCTGGGCTGGTTCCACGCCGTCGGCTATGAGTGTGCGGGCGGTGATTGCGGGGGCGCGTAGGAGGGTGTCGAGGTTGCGTCCGTCGGCGGCGAGGCCCGCGAAGGCTTCGGGGTCGACGAGGCCGTCGGGTTCGGCCCATTGGTCTTGTTCTCCGAGTGCGAGGGCGCCGCTGACTAGGGCGCTTGCCGCCGCTGTCCGTTGGGCGGTGGTGATTGCGGCGGCGACGGTAGGGATGCGTTCGGCCCACGCCTGGCCGATCCAGTTGGGGCCGAGGCGGTGCCAGTGGCGGGTCGCTGTGGCGAGGGCGCGGGCCTCCTGTTCACGGACCAGCCCGTAATGGTGTTCAATCGCGGGCGGTATCGATGCCATGGGCGGCGTCCGTCTCGTCGATCAGCGCGGGGGCGGTTTTTTCCAGGAGACGCAGGAGGTCCGGGTCTGTTTCCTCCTCGCGCAGATACGCGCGCTCAGTCGCCTTGCGGGCGTCATCCCAGCCCAGCTCGTCCCACGCTCCTTCGCGGCTGATGAGGGGCTTGCCGCCCGCGAGCTTCTGCAACGCGTCGGCCTTCTGGCTAAACGTGGGCGTCGCCGGGTCGTGCCAGGCAACATTCACGGCGCCCATAGGGATCGTGTGGCCCATGATGCGCGCGGCGATGGTGAGCGCACGGGACAGGGCCGCGCCGCACTCAGCGTTGACGCGCTCGACACGCTTGACCAACTTCGATTCCTCAGCGCGGATCGCGCCCTCAGCGGGCGGATTCGTGGTGATGAGACCGAAATAGCGGGCGGGGAAGCCGGTCAGGGAGGCGGCGAGCTTGCCGTACAGCTCAATCGTGGAGTGGAAGTTGGACAGCTCGCCGGGGGCGAGCTGGGTGACCTTCGCGCCCGCGTTCTGCAGGGCTACGAAGGGATTCAAGTAATTGGTCCACGCGCTAGGGTCTGCGAAGTCGCTGCGCTTGGCGCCCATGATGATTCGCTTCGGGACCGCGTTCGTCTCAAGGGCGGCTTGCATCTGCGTAATCGCGCGGGCGGCGGCGTCGGTCACGCCCATGATGTCGTCCATCTCCGAGTGGCCGGTCGTTTCGCCCGTCATCTGGCGGTTGAATGAGGGGATGACGGGGACGATGCCGAGATGGTGCTCGTCGCGGTCGACGACGCGCCACGCGCCGCCCACCGTCGCATAGGTGGTCGTGGCGTTCGGCGTGTAGATCGTCGCGTAGCGGGTTTGCGTTCCGTCGGCGGCCTGGTCGGTCACGATGCGCACCGCGTGCGTAATCGCCTTACGACGATAGTCGAACTTCACCGTCATTTGTCTGGGGGACTCCACGCAAATGATCGGGTAGTCGCCCTCAGCGTCGCCCACGCCGACGGACAGGTAAGCCCGCCCGTAAATGAGGCGATCACGCTTCCACTTGCACAGCTCAGCGGCCAAGTCGTTCGCATCGATCATGGCGCGAAGATCCTCAGCGACCTCGGGATGCGCGGGGACCATGATGCCGCGCACGTCCTGACGCTCCTCGATGGTGTCGACAACGACCCTAGGCCAGTTGACGACGGTTTCGAGGGTGCGCAGCGACGGGGGCAGCGCCAAGCCCAGGTGCTGCAGAGTCTGCCTGCCCTCGTAATAGGCGCGGTGCTTCCTGTCCGCTGGGGCGGTGAGGTTCAGGGCGTTCTCAGCGTCGGCGAGAAGCTTCGCTTCGTCGCGCGTGATCTGGTCAGTCATGTGGTGTCCTTTACCATGCGAAGCTGATAGCGCCGCCGGGCTCCCAGCCTTCGGCGTGCTCATCCGCCGCGGCCTCATGTGCCAGGATGTCGGCCATGAGAACGTCAATCTTCATATGCTCAGCCGGCTTGCCGAGGATGAACTTGTCGCCAGGCTTGGCGACCTTGCGGGCGTGCAGGGCGCACAGCTTCGCGGTCTCGTCCTGGGTGTGCGTGGTGAGGCCTTCGGCGAGGTCCTCGCGGAAACGCACGAGTGCCGCGAACATTCGTGTGATGGAATTCGTGGGCCACTGCACGACGACGTAGTCGCCGTACAGGTTTTCCCAGTGGTCGATCTGGGTTTCCCAGTGGCGGGGGTCGCAGTAGAACCGCTGCACGGTGTAGCGGTCCATGAGTTCGGCGACCGCTGCGTCCACCTCACCCCTGGGGATGCGGCCTTCGGGCCACTCCTCGGGGTTCCACACGGTAGGCCGCTGATCGGGGCCGTACGTGGGTGTGAATCGCAGGCCGTCCACGGTCTCAGCGCGGATAGCCGTCCAGTCACCCGACCGCGAGCCGTCAAATCCCAGGGCGATTTCACAGCCCGGTTCAGGCTGCACGTCGCGGGTCTGACGATCCCAGACCTTTTCGGTGAGATAGGACCCCTTGCCCTGCACGAGGCGGTTGCCGAAAAAGCGCTCGGCCTGCGTCGGGTCGGTTTCCATGAGCTCGTCGACCTCGGCGTCGATCGCCTTGGGGTCAACCCACGGGGACGAGGCGTACACGAAGCGGTGAATCTTGGAGCGATCCGCCTTCTTCGCGTAATCCCAGTCGAGCGGGGGCTTTTCGTAGAACTTGAAGATGTCACGCGCCCTCGACTGATACGCCTGTTGCGCCGCTGAATCTTCCATGGGGTCCCACGGGTTCGTGAGTTCGATCGTGCGGCCCTGCATACCGGCGACCGCGCGGCGGATCGTCTGCCACGTATTCAGCACGCCCGATTGGGGCGTGTAGAGGCCAGACTCGTCCGCAATCGCGCACGTGAACGGCTGGCCCAGCTTCGAGCGGGCGGCGCTCGTGACGGGCACGATCTTGCCTTCGTTCGGCAAGCGCACGAAGCCCTCACGGACACGCACGAAATCGCCGAGCGGGCCGCTCTTAATCATGGCCTGCAGGGGCTCATACACGTTCCTGGTCTGGTCCTCAGCGAACGCCAGGAGGGCAATCAGGCTCTTGTCACGCGGGCGGCCCATGGCCTCGCCCGCCTCGTACCAATACTCCCAGCCGCACCCGCAACCGTGGTCCGAACAACGGTACACGTCGCCGGCCTGCGCCCACCCCGCGAACATCGCGGGCCCCACGCCTTCAGCGAGCGCAACCGCCGCCGCGAGCGGCGACTTCCCCGACTTCTGAGGGCCCACCCACAGGCTACGCCGGTAGGTGAACGGTTCTACCAGACGATGCGGGTCGGGCTTCGCGGTGGCCTTGATGCGGTAATGGTTAGCGTTGCAGTACAGCTGCCAGCCGTTCAGCACGAGGGGCTGGTTGAAGTAGACACCGGAGGGGACGAGGCAGTGGGCTTCGATCCAGTCCGAGATGAGGAACCCGAGCGTGTGATTGGGGTTGAAGTCGAGGGCGAGCGGCGGCGGCGCGTACTCGTCATGCGCCATCGGCGTCGCCGTCGACGACGGTCATGCCAGCGAGGCGAGCGCGGGAGGAGCGGCGGCGCTGTGGGCGCTCGGCGGCCTCGGCCTGTTCGGTGGGCTGGCCGGTCGTGACCTGCCACTGGTGGAGGGCGAGTCCAGAGGCGGTGAGGCCGATCTGGTCGGCCAAGCGCAGGAGCGCGGTCTTGTCGCCGGCCTTCGCGCCTTCTTCTTCGCACGTGACGGCGAGGCGCACCCACTGGGCGACGTTGTAGGTCATCCATGGTTGTTCGCGCCAGACCTCGGACTGAGGTTGACGCCAGGCCCACGCCCATAGCTCGAGCTCGCGCTTCCAACGCAGCTCGGTTGCCAGCTTGCGGAAGCGGCGGCCCCCGTTCGGGAGGGTTTCCCATAGCTGCATGGGGGGCATGGCGAACTCGGGGACGGGCGCGGTGGCGGGGACGCCTCCGAGCTGACGGAAGCTGATGCCGCGTGCGTCGCTTCGGGCACTGTTGGGGTTGACGGGCGGCCCACTTCGGGCGCGCGCTCCACCGGAAGGCATGGCTGGTCTCCTCGCTGGCCGGCGTCGCGCCTGCCTGCAGGGCCACCTCGGCGTCGCGCCGGGCGGCTTTTTCGGTTTCGGGCGGGTGGTTTTGAACCCTCCGCACTGTTTACACCCCTCACCGGCGGTCTGACGGGGCCCCGGTCGGGGCCACCCCCCTGGGGGGTATGCGTGTCAGTCCGTTTCGGTTCGGTCGTATTTGTGCGCCGCTTTGCCTGCGGCGCTGCGATTGCAAAAACGATGTTCCGGTCCGCGAATGATCGAACGATCATCGTCGTCATGACCAAGATCGAACGCTTCGCTCACCTTGATGGGTTGGCCGCACCGCCAGCACACGGCCTGGCCGGCGTCGACGAGGCGGGCGGCCCGCGCCCGTGCGGCCCGGTAGTGCCGGTCGTATCCGCGTGCGGTTGAGTAGCCTCGTTGCTGTTCGCGCTCGCGGTTGTGGGTGGGGCATAGGCGGGGGCCGGGGTGCGGGACGAGGGTAGGGCAGCCTGGGTGTGAGCAGCGGCGGCGGGCCATGGTCTGTGTCCTCGCGGCGTTGGCTGGGTGGGCGGGCGTTGAGTGTTGGGTTGCTTGCGTGGTTGTGTGCCCGGCGTTGGGCTTGTGGGTTGCGCTTGCTTGGTGTGTGCCGTGGTGTGTGTCCCGGTGTGGGGTGCGGGTGATACGCAAGACCCCCGACCTGGTTGCAGGGGTCGGGGGTCTTGGTATCGATCAGGAGGCCGGGTAGCCGTGGCACACTACACCCGCTTCATGTGTGACACTACCACACTTACGCGTTATCCGCTACTCGGTATCTGCGCGTGTCGCGACCTGGTCGCGGTGGGCTTTCTGTAGCTTGGTGGTGGCTTTGACGGCGGCGGCGAGGTCGCCGTCGATGGTGGCATCCATAGTGTCGCGGCGTTCCATGAGCTTGACGACGACGCCTACGGTCTCGGGGTCGCCTTGGGATGCGAGGGGCCATAGGGCGGCGCTCATCTTGTCGAGGCGGCGGGCTTCGACGTCGGGGTCGTAGTCGCGGGGGTCTTGCTTCTTCCCGGCTTTGATGAGGGCCTTCACGTCCTTGACGGTGGTGTCGAGCATGTCGGCGATCTTGGCGACGCTGAGGCCAGCGGTGGCGAGGTCGAGGGCGCGCAGGGCGCGATCATCGGTCATTGCGTCTCCCTTGCTTGGACGATAGTTAGAGCTACGACGAGTGTCGCTGTGGCTATCTGAGCTGCGCCGAAGGCCTGGTCATTGCCCACGATGTTGGTGTACCCATTCATGGCCGTAATGGCAGCTACCGCGATATGTGGGGCGGCCTGGCATATGCGGGTGAAGCGTCCGCGCATTATGCTGTCTCCTGTCGCAGGAGAGCATATTGGGCTGCTCGTCGCGCGAGGCGCTCGACGACCAGGCCGGGGAGTGGTTCGGGCACGTGGTTGATCTTGCATTTACGGCGCCACTCGATAGTGCCGTCGTCGTGGACCCATATCAGGCCGATTGATGAGTCAATGACAGGGCTTGTGTCAATGAGTCCTTCGGGCACGGCATACAGGAAGCGGTGTGTGACGCGCTTCCAAGGGCGGATCTTCGCCCATGTTTCGCGCTTCGCATCGGCCTTATCGACCTTGATTTCGATTGCTGTCCTGATCTGCTTGTCGATCATGAGGGCGTCGATGCGTCGCGTTAGGGAGTCGTGGCCTTCGGGAGCGTAGAGGTTTGCGAGCTCGTGCTCGTCGCTGATGGTCAGTTCGGGCACGATAGCCGCTGTTGGCCAGGCCTTACGTAGAGCGTTCAGGATGTCGTCGGCGTTCATGCTGCCCCCTGTTCGCGGTCGAGGCGGTCGTGGACGGCTCGCACCTGGTAGAGAGGGCCGGGCTGGGTAGGCACGTGCCCACGGTGTGCCCACTGTCGCAGGCGGTCGTGGGTGAGGGCGGGGAACGCCTCGTGGAGGGTAGCCCAGTCCACATAAATAGCCGGGTTGCGCGTGTTCCTGAGTACGTCATTCAGGGCTACTTTGCGTGTCATGGCTTGATCTTCCTTGTCTTGGTACCAGCGGTCGCACCGCTCGCACGAGCCGTGCTCGGGGATCCCGTGAGGGGTGGGGTCGGTTGTGATAGCGCCGCCGCAATTCGGGCACGTGCCGATCACGGCGGGGGTGTGGCCCGTGGCGTGCGCGAGGATGCGCCAGGTGTCGGCGATCGTTTCGGCGAGGGCTTCCCAGTCGGCGGCGTGGTCCTGCGCCCACGTGACGGTACCGATCAGGTAGGGGAGGGTGGAGCGCCGCGCGGGCGCGGGCTCGTTGCGTTCGTCTGAGAGCTGCACGGCCCACGGGTGGAGGATGTCGAGGACCCCGCGGCTGGTGCGTATGCCGGCGGGGCCGTCGTCGGTGGTGTCGAGGATGGCGGCGAGGTGGTAGGGGAGGCCCCCGCCGGTGCCGTTGTGGCCGCCCGAAGTGGGGCGGGGGGAGTGCAGGCCGGTCGCGGTGTGGGCCGCTGTGTCGAGGGCGGGTAGCCAGGCTGCGATCTGTGCGAGCATCTGCGTTGGTGTGGGCATTGGCG